TCCCTGAACAGCACCAGTTGCTGATCGTGCGGGTGCCAAGAGATTCCAAGCTGATCGAAGACTTGGAAAAAGAGGTCCGGTCATTCCGGGCAGAAGTTGACGCTATTGTTGAAAAACTGAGGAACATTAAATGATGAAGCTAATCGGAGTCGGAAGACTCGGTAAGGATGCAGAACTGCGCCGCACTGGACAGGGCAAGCCCGTGGTCAACATGTCGGTGGCATGGAACTATGGCAAGCCTGATCAGGACGGCAAGAAGCCTTCTCAATGGATCGACATTGCATTTTTTGGAGAACGCGCCGAGAAGGTCGCGCCGTATCTCAAAAAAGGCACCGAGCTATTCCTAGACGTTCAGGACGCGCACGTTGAGACATACAAAAAGAATGATGGCGGCATGGGCGTGAAGCTGACCGGGACGGTGTTCGAGGTTCACTTTGTCGGAAGCAAGCCCCGGCAAGAAGAGCCGCAGAAGCAATCAACCGATGACATGGATGTCCCTTTCTGACCATGAAAAACATCAACACCCCCCGCACGCTGGCCGATTGCGAGTTCACGCTTGGATACCCAATGGCCGATCTTCGACGCCATAACGTAAGGTCAATCTTGGATGCGATTGTTATTGGCACCGCATACGTTGTGCTGCCTATAACACTGGTGCTGATCCTGCTCTATGTTTGAGCGTGCCGAAGATATAGCGAATGAGCAGGAGGCTATCAAAGCCTTCCTGCGCGTCTTCAACTGTGAAGCACGCAAGATGGAGGTGGCCGCGTTTTGCGACTACCAGCTAATCAACAAAGGCAAGCTGGTTGGTTACGTCGAGATCAAGACGCGCAAGTACACCATGCCGCAGATCGAAAGAATGGGCGGCTACAAGCTGGCGCTTCAGAAGTGGGACACGGCGCGGCGCATCTGCGGGGTCCATCGTGTCGAGTTCATCCTGCTGCTGAAGCTGCTGGACGGGTACTACTACCACATCACGCGAGACTTCCATATTGATGACTGCGTTAAAGAATGGGGCCGCAAAGACCGCAACCATGTCAGTGCGATTGAACCGGCCATTGTGCTTTACTCAAGCAGATTTAAGAAACTATGAAGCCAGAAGAACGCATCAAAAATGAAATGATTTACATCGAGAACAAAGCCTACGAACTGTTTGGCATCTCGCAAGATGACTTTAGTGGCCGAGCTAGGGCCGTCTACATCAACGGCTTTCTCGAATCGTCCCTGCTAAGGGCTTACGAACGCATCGAAGAATTGGAAAAGAAGTGCTCAATCCGAAATCGAATAGTCAGGGAAGATCAGTAGCCTGCCCGGTATGCGGCGAAAAGACCAAGGTGCTGGAAAAGCGCAAACGGGAGGACCGCTTCTACCGAAGAAGGAGGTGCCCGAACCAGCATATCTTCTCAACGTCAGAGAGTTTCTTGCTGCCGAATGTAGAAGAAATCCTACATACGGGGAGGCGTGGCGGCGCGAGTGTGAAGCCCGCTACGTCCTCTCAAAGCCCCGTGCAGAGCGTGGACCATATCTTCTCGGTGTGGAAGAGAAGCGTGGAGCTAGAGCCAGAGCCGAGCTAGAGCAAGCGATTCTTGTCGAGTGGAAAAAGAAAGCCCCCTCGAAGGGGGGCTAACCCGAGCATGCCCTAACAACTCGGGAAGGAGAGAGGCAACTACGCTTCAATCATAGCGAGGTTTGCCTTCAAGCGCGGGTCATCAGGCGCAAATTCCAGTGCTTTTTTGCAGTGCTCAAGTGCTTCGTGTTTTAGACCAAGATGCCATGCCGCAATGCTCAGGTAGTCGTGTGGCTTCTCAGTCCACACAACAGGGTCCATTGTGTAAAAAGCGGCTTTGTCCTTAATCTCAAGAGCCGCTCGGCAAGCCGAATAGCACTCGGGCCAATTGTGGACAGAGTAGGCCAACTCAGCCAGTCGCACCCAAGGTTCCCGTGTGTAGGGGGCTTCAGCGGTAGCGCGCCTCGCCCAAGTCACGGCAGTCCAATAGTCCCCTTTGGCCTGATATGCCTCCGACAGCAGGCGCATCGCGTAGCAACGCTCATTCTGCCAAGTCGCCTCGGGCATCTTGAGGTAGTGATTGAGCCGGTCAATCGCCTCATCCCATAGACGGTAGAACGTCAGTTCCCGAGCAAAGTAAAAAGCATTCCGAGGGCAGCGAGGGTCTTCAGCAACTGCCATCCTAAGCAGCGGAAGATACTGTCCCCGGCTCTTGGTTGGGTCGGGGTGGTGACTGACAAGTAATTCATCTGTCTCGGCATAGACTTCTGTGATCCGGTTGTCGGGCACCGGGTATTCATGGACCGGATGGTGCCACCGATAGCCGTGGCGTGCGTGAATCTTTTCGTACCTGAACCGGATGTTGTGGCCCCAGTCGAACATGTAGCGCAGTCGGGTCGTTTCTCCGATCTTCCACACCCGTTCGATTTCCTCTCGCCATCCCGGCTCAAGCACTTCGTCCAAGTCAAGACTGATGCACACATCAATGTCCCGAGGGATCAAGGCTAAAGCCGCATCACGCGCTTTGTCGAAGCGCCAAGGGGTAATGCAGATTTCGTAGACCGCCGCGCCACACTCGGCAGCTTTGACTGCGGTGTTGTCCTCAGAGCCGGTATCGGCAATCAGGATCAGGTCAGCATCCTTAGCTGACGCGCAGAATCGTTCTACAAACTGTTCTTCATTTTTGCTGATCGCATAGACCGCAATTTTCATCTTGTCTTATCCTAAAAGGGCAGCTTCAGCTTGCCGCCGAAGGGTTAGCCCTTTCATAACCCTGCCTGCGGCCTTATTCCACTTGACGATTTCTTCTTGCGCACCCGACCAATCTTGAGCGTCTACCCGCTTCTTGAGTGTCGAGATGCGGTAGTTGCCTAGACCGCAGTTGTACGCGAAAGAGATGATAGCCGCAAGCCTGCGTGCGGGTTGCTTTAGAAGGATCGGGGACAGCTTCAGCACCCCCGCGCAGAAGTGCAGCAAATGATTGTCTAGCGAGTCCTGCGCCTGCGCCTCAGTCCACACCGTGTCAGGCGTTACCTCGGGTCCGGTGCTGCCCCATCCAATCGTCCAAGGATGCCCGCCTGTGCCGGGGTCGGGATAGGCTTTGCAAGACCCGTCAGGCAGGCGTTTGGCGTAACCCTCAAAGGGTTTGCACAGTGTTTCCCGAGCGATCTTGATAGCTTCGGAAGTCACTTCTGATACTTCTCAATGCTTCTTCCGACGAACCAAAAGGTCAGGCACATATTCAGCATGGCGAAGTCGTCGGCATCCCATACACGGGTGATGACCTCAGACCAATGCCCGCCTGACTTGAATGCCATGTAGATTGCCGCCGCCTTGACGGTGGCATACATGAAGAACAACGCCCAAGTTATGCCGGGTCGAACAAGCGCAGAGACAGCCGCTACGAACCATCCCGCCTCTTTAGCGGTTGTGGCCTGTTCTTTGAAGGCTTCCTTGATGGCGTCGAGTTGGTTGACGCTGTAGTCAACGTACCGTTCTTCCATCTTGAACTGACCGCGCATCTTCTCAAGGTCGGTCTGAAGCGTGAACATTGACAGTTCATGCTTGCGTTCATTGCCCTTGTCCATGAACTTCAGGACTTCAGGGGCAAGCCGGAATAGACCGCCGAAAACTGAGCCGAGTAAACCACCGCCAAGCATTTCAAACATATTAGGCTCCCAAGGCCACAAGGAAAAGAATTACTCCGGCTGCGCCCACCCCGATGGAAGCGTAGAACAAACTCAGGGTGACGGCAAGGATGGCCGCAGAGGATAGGACAATGGCCAGTTGCAGCGCCATGCCGGAGTAGGAATAGTATGAAGACTTGGCCTTGGCAGCGTCGCGCTTGGCTTCAGCAGCGCGGGCCTTTTCCATAATCTCATCCATGTCGGCGCGTTGCTTAACTGCCTTCTGCTCGTGGTTGGTGACTTCGTAGATGGTCGCCCGGACGTTCTTGGCCTGATACCACGCCCATAGGTTGTTCGACTCTATGGTTCCGTTGAGAACCGCAGAGGAGTTCCTTCCGGCAAAGTAATTTGTAACAGCAAGGAGTAGAGCAAGCAGGCTAATAGAAACCGCAGCAAGAGCCTTGACATGGGCTTCCCTCTCTGACCGGCTTGCGCCTTCCGGCGGCTTTCTAAAACTCATTGCTGCACCTTGCCGATGATGTAGTAGCCCAACCCAATAAGGGCGACCGCGAGGAAGGCGATGCCCGCACCGTACTTGGCGTTGAGGATGAATTCCTGCTGCCGAAGTCGATGCTCTCGGTCTTTCTTCTCGCGCTCCTTTTTGAGTCGGATGCGCTCCATAATCATTTCGTTGTACACGTTCTCACCGTAGTGAGCAATGATCAAAATCTTGAGTTCGTACTCTTGCTTGATCAGAGCCTGCTTGTGCATCGTGATCTGCAAGGCTTCCTGCTCAATGCTGTCGTCGTGAAGTAGACGCTTGAAGACCGAGGGCTTCTTGTTGGCCTTCTCGGTGGCGAGGCGGTTGAAGTCACCAAAGGCGCCGTACCACTTGCCAATCTGACCGGCAACGTCCTGAATCTCGCGGCCCGTGGCAACAAGTTTCTTGACTGCACCGAAGGCGGCATTCGCTGCTGAGACTGCCGCAAGAATGCCGGT